AAGCTGTGCAATTTCTCGTGTGCTCTCGGGACCAAAGACCCTGTCTTGTTCTGATTGGGCGCCCTTTAATGCGACGGCCTCTAACACGACATCTTCATCTTCTGCAATTTCTGCAAATTTAGAAACGATACCTTGCAATTGTTGAGGCGTTAAAAAACCCAACTGACCTAAAATACTAATCAACGAATCAGGTTGTTTGGAAGTGAGGCCAAAAATAGGCTTGGCAGCCGTAGCACGGGGAGAGGGCGGGGCCGGTGGCCGTTCGGTGGGTTCCTCGGGATCGGCGAAGTGGGAGGACCGCGGCGGGCTGTCTGTCGCGAGATCTTCCTTTAAAAAAGTGCGCCATGCGTCTGTAATCCCTTTGTCGGCGTCAAAACTCGACCAGCTACTCATCGTCCAACACCTCGTTAAGGAGGCGGTTAATTTTGTCTGCTTTTGTGAATATGTTTGACTCTCTCATCTCTTTTGCTTCTTTCACCATAAATGCGCCGGGGGTCGATGGTTCTGAAACAAAATCAAAGCAGATTAATTGAAAGTCTTCCTGCACCGTGGTGGTGCCATTTCCCTCGCTAACCGAACCCATACCGCGTGAAGAAATACCAAGCTTAACGCCCGACTCTACCAATGAACGAAGAATCTTTCCAGAGGGAGTATCTAATACTTTTACTTTTCCCATCACACTTTTCTCTTCCATCCATATAGAGGTAACCATATGAGAAGCATTTCTAAGGTTAATGACCGAATCGTCAGGGTGATCTAATTCTCCTAGAGCCCTGTTTTCTTTTACGAGCTTTTGGTAGGTTTTAACTTCTCTCATCAAAATATCTGGCGGATACATTCTTCCATTGCCATTAACTACGCCGCCCTCTTGTAGCTTACCAGATAGCATCATGCCGCCGTTTGACACAAATCTTTTTTCATCTTCTGTCAAAAGATCTTGACATACGCCGCCATCGCATAGTTCGTAGTATTCTCGTAAAAGTACTTTAGCCATAGCTAAGACCCTTTACAGCACAACCTTACTGGTTGAAGCATCCATTTCCGTGTCCAAAAGTTAGTCATTTTTTATCTCTTCTGTTTTAGTAATTTTAATTCCGTGATCTCCAAAAACCATATTGAATACATATGATGTTCCGGACGATAACCATCCCAAAAGAAAGAAATTTGCGACAGTAATATCAAAATTAAATAGTTCTGTAAACGGAGAAAGCAACATTAAAAACCATCCAACATGAAAACCCATGCACATGGGACAATTGGCTAATTCACCTGATTTTCCTTTCTTAGGCCTTATTCTCTCAAAAAGTTTGCCGTAAACAACAATTTGTGTGAGGCCGTAGGCGCAAAGTATAAAATATAATAGTTCCATATTGTTCTAACCTGTTGTTACTGTTGCAAACTGTTTCATTGACGGCCCCAAAGCTCTAACGACTAATTCAGCAGTTCCCACCGCTTTAACTGCAGCATCCCACCATGGCTTAATGCCACTAGTTACCGAAATCAATTTATCTATAATGCTTCCAAACTGGCCCTGTATAAATCCAATAAGTTCTGCCTTAACAGTATCTTGAACCCATGCTTTAAATTCTTCCACAATCTGAGTTTTAGCATCATCAAGGGCGCCTTTAATCTTTTCAACCCACTCCAAATACGGATCAACGAAGTCTTTAACTTTATCCCAAAGCCACATCATCCCAATTGCCATTCCGGCAAATCCAACAGCCTTTTTCCAGCCCTCCAATTTGAGAAGAGTGTCAAATAATTTGCTAATGATATCTACCGCCTTAGTTGTTATATCACTAAGTGAAGGCATGCTCCATTCAGAAAAATAGCCTATTAATTGCTGCAACACGGAAGTAACTTTTTCTTTAATATTGCTTATTGCCTGGGTCCAAAGAGTTTCTGAAAACGGCTGAATCAAGCTTGGATCTGAAGAAACACGATATAGTTGTTGAATTATAAGCCAGCCGTCTTTACCAAATTGTTTTACACCTTCAACCGCATCAATAAATTTACCAGCGACTTGACCAGCTACCGTTTTTACTTTTTTAACGGCCCCATCCCAAAATGCTTCAAACAACATTTGTTCTTGAAGGATCTGTTGTTTTAATTCTTCGGTTAATGGGACAACATCACCAGATTCACTGAGGGGTAGTGGAACGCCTAAAACGCCAGTAATGTATTCATAATCTTCAAAAAGAGGTTTTCTAATTACCATATCTTCTACAAGATAATTCCTCCAATTCTCCATTATCAGTTTCATTTCAGACACAACAAATGCTCCTACATCGTATACAAATAGCTCAATGAATATGGATCTCTAACGTATCCCTTTCGTATAGAGCCTTGTTCAACTTTTTGAGGTACCTCACCAAGATCTGTGGCATCAGTGTTATCTGGATGTAATAACTCTTCGTCGTCCATGGATATAATAGCTTCTGTGGCCTCAAAATATGGACGCTCTTCATCAATAAATCTAGAAATATTAATAAGAGTCATTTTAGGAGTACTCAGTTCTTCAGAAGATGTTGCTTCCATATCAGCTTCTATTGAACCATAAAAAGAACCCGCACGGATAGATTCCGGAATAACAAGGCCTTTCTTATGAAGATAAGTGAAGAGCCTGTTCTGGGCGCCATACACCAAATCAGACATCGTTTCTTTTGGAAAAGTTGTAATCTTATTCTTTGCTGAAGATAATACAATATCAATGTCGCCGTGATCAAATATCATTAAATCTCCACTAAGACTCTTCCGTACATTTAACTCTAATGTAACTTTAGCGTTTGTAGGTTTACCAATTTTAATCGTTATTGGCATTGTTATATATTTCCTTTACAAGCTTTTGCGTTTTCATGACCATCAAAAGAACGTCTTCGTTAATATTTTCTTTTGCTAATGATTCGAGACGCTTAATGACCATTGTTGTCTTGTCGAGCATTTCCTGGTCCTTTTTTATTTCTTTGATTTGCTTTGCTTTTTCCAATCGTTCCTTGAGTCTAGAAATTTCATCATTTAAAAATATCTTAAGTTCCAATGCGTTATCTATAAACGAAGAGGTATAATATTTTAAAAGTTCTTTTTGCTCTTTCAAAAGTTCATTGTCATATTTTTCATTAAACTTATCAGCAAATGTTTTATACACCAAATTAGTAATCGGATCTTGCTCGTCCAAGCCAATCGACCCCATAAGCATTCGATCAATTATTTCATTTTCCAATATGATCTGATCTTTTGGAGATATTTTATCAGAAAAAATCTGCATAATAGTTGCTAATGACTTATAGTTTGGTACAAAATTCCCAAATACAGAAGGCGAAACTTCTGTGTTGATATCGTGAATAAGCTTTGTTTGTTTCTGAAACAAGCCATCAGGATCCACAAGCCTCCTCTGAAGCTTGGCTTCTCTCAATATCTTTTCTGCTGTTTGTCTATCTATGTCTTGATTTTCGCCCAACGAACGATAACAATCCAAATCTTTTCTCAATACGCTTCCAGGTTTAAAGTGCTTTTTTATTATTTTAACTGCTTTATCTCTTCTATTTGAGTCGTTTTTTAAGATCGCAACAGTAGCTTCTTTAACAAGCGCTTCGTAAACAAAAGCTGTATTACGTTTCTTGTTGTGTTTTATCTTCATCGTTTTGCTCCGTTATTAAATCCTTATTTTCCAGTTCTTTAAGTAGATTACGAACAGATGTATCAATTGTAAACAATTGTTCTTCTTCTATTTGCTCTCTCAAACTATAAGTAGACTGGTCTTCTTCGTAAATACCCTCTCCTACAGGGACAAATGCCTTCCCGAGAGACTGGAGGCCATCGGCGTATCCTGGCATTATATTTCTAATCGTACTACTTCCCTTTTCTTTTGAATACTGTGACGCCCACGAACGTTTTCTCGCGCCACGAATACGGTCATCGCCGCCACGTGCAGCTTTTGGAGAATATACCTTTTCGCCATGTGGTCCATTATGCACACGGGGTGCTCTTTTTTGATGTGGCGTGAGTCGTGGAGCATCGCGCGAACCTGGCGGAACTGCGAGTAATGCTGATTCTTCTCCGCCTCCAGCAAGCTCTTCGGCGCCTGCCTCGGCAGCAGGCATTTCTTCAGGACCACCAAGCTCACCGCCCAGTTCACCGCCTAGGTCGCCGCCTAGGTCGCCGCCCAGTTCACCAGCAGGCGCGGCGGCGCCTTCTGCGGCTGCAGCTTCGGCCACTTGCTGCAATTTTGCATCATGATAACGATCATAGTACATCTCTCTCTGATTACGAATAAACTCTTCATGAGACATTCCGAACATGTGTTCAGAAACCCAACGACGAGAAAAATAGCCTTCAGTGGCGCCGGCAGCAGTATCGAACTTTGTCTTCCAATGTTCTAATTCTTGAAGCTCAGCGATCCTAGAAGGGTTATTAAGACTCAAGGAAAAACTTAATAAATCTTCACCTCGGAACCCTAAAGTATAAAGATGGATAATACCAATCTTAGTAAGCTCAGAAACAATTACTCTCTGTAATCTTTGGATAGTTCGCGCGAAACGAATATCCTTTTGAGCCAAAGTGGTTTTATCCTCTTCGGCCCCTTCGCCCATGGACAAATATGATTGAGGAATTTTTAAAGCAGAAAATAATTTATCACGAAGATATTTAACATCATCAATCTGTGTTGTGTTTGCTCCCCCTGCAAGGTTTTGAATGTCAGTAACAGAGCCAGCACGAACAGGAATAAAATAATCCTCTTCTATACTCATTGGATTATAACGAAGATCAACTCGACCTGTAGAAGGATCTACAACAGAATGGCGTTTTAACTGTGTTACAATCTTTTGCATATATTGTTCAACCTCTTGCGGAGGTATTGAGCCTACGTCAATTTTAAAAACTCTTCTTTCCGATGAACGAATAACACGATATGCCATCATGGCATCTTCCATAAGCGTAAGTTGACGCCAAATGCGACGAGCAGGCTCTAGGATCGAAGTGCCATAGGGAGAATACTTATCGTTGCCTAAAATACGAAAATGGCAAACCTGCCAGTTCTCAAAGGTCATCCCAGCGGTATTCCATTGGTATTGAACATAATTAGGGTTTGTAGAATCTTGTCCCTCTAATCTTTCCAGTTCCATTGGAGGAAGGGCAATAACAGACTTTATACCGTACTTTTCATCAATATCTAAATATAAAAAGAAATCACCATACTTACACATGGTGCGGCTCCAACCAAACAAGTTATAGTCTAAGTTTAAAACGCTTTTATAAAGCACCTCTAAAACTGCTTTTAGTTCTTCATTGGGACATTTAATATTAAGCATTGGACGAAGATCAGAATATGTTGTCATTTCGTCTGCATATATGTCCATAGTAGATGCTATCTCTGGCATATACTCCATTTGATCAAAATCAACATATCGCTCTGTTCTCCGTTGATTTGATATAGCATTCGATGCAATAACATCTAATGGATTATATAATGTTTTCTTAAACTGTTGTCCTGAAGCAGATTTAAAACGAGAAGAAAACTTATCCAAATGTTGTCTTCTGATTCTGCGACCTGATTGAGATCGGTAGTTAATAATCGGGCCAGAAAAAAGCCGTGTTAAAGCTTTGAATAAGTTGGATTGAGGATTATTGGGATTTTTTCCTTTAAAAGGTGGCATTTATTTTCTCACTTTATTATCCATTTATACTCATCATATAAATGTTTTGCGTCATTCATTTTATCAAGAACGTTGTCTTTTTTGTAGCCCTCTTGACCACTTATCCTTGTCACAAAAGATGTTCTAGTAGTTATTATAGAATTTAGAAATGCTTTTTGATAATTTAAATCTCGCGCATTTGCCTGAAGTGCAGTGTCGCGGACCCAACAACCTATAGCAAGAGCCATAATCAAATCATCATGATAGCTTTTCATAGCTTGTGGTTTACCATTTTTCCAAATAAAAGTTTTCATTTCGTTTACTAGTCGTGAAGAGTATATTTTAATTAGTTTGTTTCTGATAAACTCCTCTAATTTCGCTACAATGAGAGGGCGCGTTTTCATAGAAGTCGTGAAACCTGGAATGGCGCTGGATTTTACTTCTGCTTGGTGTTGATCAATATATTCATGTGTTGACTTAATTGAATAATAAAGATTAGGATATTGATATTCTATTAATTTATCTAAAACGGTATAACCAATATTATTATTTTCTACGACCAACATACAACCGCCATATTCTCTGCCTACTTGATTCAACATATTG